AAAGCAAAAGAAATACAGTATATAACAGAAAATATTGACAATATAAACAATCGTATCAATCAGATTGACAAAGGTGATTATATTGAGATATTAGGAGATATCTATGCAAACAACGATATCGAATTAATCGAACTGATTAAAGAAAAATTAATAAGCAGAAAACACAGTTTTATTAAGCAGCTAAAGGATATCTAGTCATGTTTAGATATTATGTCTACATAGAAACGTTTAATTATGTTGTACCAGTAGTTGTATATGCAGAAAATAAAATTGATGCACACAACATCGCAATGCAGCAGTTTAAAAAAACATTTAAAAGCAGAGTTATAAAAGCGGTAACTCATAAAGATCATTATTATTTTGGTGGATTCGAATATTAAAAGGAGTAGCAAAATGAAGATAACTTATGAAGAATTTAATGATCTGCAAAGACTGCAGAAAATAAGGGACTATGCTCAAGAAATCTTTAATACATTAATTTGTTTAGGATACATCGCTGAAAATAAGCACAGTAAAAAAATTACGGCAATGACAACTGAAATTAAAGCAATTGAAGATGATGCAGTTGAAAATATTAGAAAAATGCTCGAAGAGGAGTAACAACAATTAATGAAAAAAATATTTTTAATAATAGCTGCTACTTATCTGATGGTGTTCTTAATAAAACCGCAATCAAAATTAGCATTAGTGTTAGCCTTCTTTTATGGATTCTTAGCATTTTTAGAGGATAGAAAACCATAAAAACTATTTTAATAAAAAAATCTCTCTAATCCATTGGTACATATGGGATTAGAGAGAAAATATAAATGCAATATAATATTTAGGTTATATTGCACCAAAGGGGTGATAAATTGGCAAGACGAATAAAGCATTTTGGCGGTCAGCATGAAACCTTACCAATAAAAGACAAAAAGCAGCTTGATGAATTTATGTTCAATCTTCTAAGGAAAAGAGACAAAGCAAAAACGCCAATCAAAAAATACCAAGCTGATCGTAACTGGATGATGTGCATGTTAGGCTTTAATACAGCTTTCAGAGCTGAGGATTTACTTCAACTAAGGGTAATAGATGTAAAAAAAGGATACGTGCATATAAAGGAAAATAAGACCGCCAAGATGCAAAATTTTAAGATGAATAAGAAACTGAATAATGATGTTTTGGGTTACATAAATAGAAACAATCTAACAGACTATGATTATTTGTTTCTTGGACAAAAGAAGGTTCAGAATGGTAAGAAATACGTTTATCCTATAACGCGGCAGCGTGCACATAAAATTGTATCTAGAAATGCGAAGGAAGTGGGCATCGATTTTACTTTTGGTATGCACAGTTTAAGAAAAACATTCGGATATCAGTACTATGCCAATGGTGGTAATCTTCTAACACTTATGAAGATGTATAACCACGATGAACCCAATGTGACACTCCTGTATATTTGTTGGGGTAAAGAAGATGCGGAAAATGATAGAGAAGCAGTTTACTTAGGAGGCGTACATAAATGATAAGTGATTTTTGGTTAGGTGTGATCCTAACCATTGCAGCAGAAGCAATAATAACAATCTTAGTTGTTGATTATTTAGGACAGAAGGAAAGAGAGGAAAACAATGACAGTAATAGTTGAAACAACTTCTTTAATGGAAGAAATAGTTTTTAGAGATATTGTAAGAATTGAAGATAAGGAAGAATGGATTGTTTTAAATGATAAAAATGGTCGGTGTTTACCAATGCCAAAACAAGGCATTGAAAACATAAAAGTATTAGATATTTTAACAAATAAGGAGGGTTTAAAAATTTGAAACAGTTAGATATTTTTGGCGGTGAAATTGATGTTAAAGAAATCAACAAAGAAACAAAAATTAAACGTTCTATAAAAGGAATGTTTAGAAATTTGCATGGCTATGATAAATCTAATTATTGCAAAAATTGTAAATATTGTATTTGTGATCATAGAAGTAGAAGATATTACAAATGTGAAAAAATAGGACAATCTTATAGCGAGGCAACTGATATTAGACTTAAAGATTATGCGTGTGATCTGTTTATAAAAAGAGAGATGAAAGATGATGCCTGAAAGAAAACAATTTAACAAAGGCGAGCGCATTAAAGTTCATAAAAAATATAATGGACATTGTGCTTACTGTGGGCAAGAGATTGAAATTAAGGATATGCAGATTGATCACTTGCATCCTCTCTATGCTGGATACAGTTACTAACTGCCGCTTTGAAAAAATGACAAAAGATCAGTGGAAAGAGTGGTTTTTGCAAAACTGAAAATAATACCCTGAAAGCGTGATTTTACGTAAATCAGGGGTACGGTAACTTTTTTTGAAAAAATAATAATGAATAATCGGCTAAGAGTGTTGATGGCTATAGAGTTTAAACGATTTAGGTTATCTATCAAAAAAATTGACACTCTTAGGGATTATGTAACTTTTTTTACAGGTGTTGAAACCGGAAAGGTGAGGATAAAAAAATGTTAAAAATTGAAAAATTAAAAGATCAGATTTTAAATTATGATAATAGTGATGATTTTCTCGAATGTTGGTTATATCAGATTACGACAAATTCTTACGATAACAAGAACAGTTGTAGCAATTCTACGTGCTCAGAATGCTTAAAAATATCATTGTTAAAGTTATTAGAAGAATATAAAGAACCGATTAAACTCACAAAGTTTGAATATGAACATTTAAAAGTTGCTAAGAGAGAGAGGTTTAATTTTATTGCAAGAGATGGAGATGGCAGATCGTTTTTGTATAAAAATAAACCTTTAAAGTCGTCGGATGAATGGATTGTTGCTAGCAAAGATTGTTGTAGGATTTTAGATAGTTTATTTAAATTTGTTAAATGGGAAGATCAATATCCATGGGATATTGATGAAATATTAAGCAACTGTGAGGTAATTAAAAATGACGTCTAAACAAATGGCGTTCGTATTTTTACTAATAATGCTTATTGCATTTATTTTGTCGCTCGTTTTGGGAATTAGATATTTATTTAAGGAATGGAGAAAGTAAAATGCTAATCCTACCAATTAAAAGAAAGTGGTTTGATATGATTTTAAGTGGTGAAAAGAAAGAGGAATATAGAGACATCAAGCCTTATTATACAAGCAGATTTGAAAACGAATTAGATTTTTGTCAATTTTTCTTTGGTGAAGATTGTTTGATTATTATTTTAAGAAATGGTTATTCAAAAAATAGTCCTTATATAAAAGTTAGATGTACTTTGACTAAAGGTTACGGTAAAGAGAAATGGGGAGCAGAAACAGGTAAAAAATATTATATTTTAGAAATAGTTGAAATCATGGAGGTAGGCAACAATGGATGATATTATAGTAAAAATAAAAAAACTTATGAATACCGCGAATGATCCTAACGCTAGCGAAAATGAAGTTTTTGTAGCAGTTAAAAAGGCGCATAAATTAATGGCTAAACATAATATAGGATTAAATGATATTGAATCTAAGACTGAAGATGATGTAATTGAAGCGGTATTAGACATCACACCTAATTTTATGATGAGTATTTTACAAGTGGTAAGTGATGAATTTAGGTGTGAATTTCTATATATTTCAAGAAAAAATAGATTTATTCCTAAAATATACGGATTGAAAAATGATGTTGACGCAGCTGTAGAAGTAATAAAAAACATTACAGTGTTTATTAATAATGAATTACCTAGATATGTAAAAAAATATAAGAAAAAAGCAAGTTATGATTTTACTTCAATTTTACAAGATTATATTCCGTGTGATGCAAGAGTGCTAAAAAGAAGTTACTGTCTTGGATTTTCGAATCGTTTAGATGAATTCTTCAATCAAAATAAACTAGAACTAAAACAGGAATTCGAAAAATATGAATTAATTTCTTTAGGCATTCCCAAAATTGTTACAGATTATGTTAATAACGTTATAAAGCCAAAAAAAGTGAAAAGTAAAGAACTTGCAGTATCTAGACGCGCTTTTAATGCCGGTGTAACAGCCTGCGACAAGTATAATGGAAGGTAGTTATAAAATGGAGACTAAAGTTAGACAAAGCAATTACATAACAATTTTAGGATGGATGATATCAGATCTAAAGTTAAAAGGTAATGCACTGCTTATTTATGCAATTATTTACGGCTTTTCACAAACACAAGATTTAGCATATACAGGAAGTAGACAATATTTAGCGGATTGGACTAATTCAACACTTCAGGGAGTATCTAAATGTCTAAAAAAATTAGTAGATGATGGTTTTATCATCAAGAAAGAAAATGTAATAAATGGTGTTAAATTTTGCGAATATAAAGCAGTAGTTCCCGAGTTGCTACCAGTAAACAAAGTTTACGGGGGTAGGCAACAAAGTTTACATAATAATATAGAATATAATACTAGTAATATATATAGTGCAAAATTTGATAAAAATGATGCATTTAAAAGATTCTGGAGTGTATATCCCAGACATACGAACAAGAAAAAAGCATTTGATGTTTTTGTTAAAAAATGTACCGATGAAACTGTACTGCAAAAGATGTTAAGCGCAGTTGTTGATTATAAAGAGACAGAACAGTGGCAGAATGAAAGATTTATCCCTCATGCTTCTACATGGCTTAACGGCGAAAGATGGGAAGATGAAATCAATCCAGCTTCTAAAAGTAATTTAAATGATGATAATGAATGGATGAGCGGATATGAATAATTATCAAGATGATCTAATCGGTATGTTTCTTGTTAAACCGCAGCTTCTGGATTTAACTATTCTAAAATCGTCATATTTTGATAAAAAGCATCGCGATATATTTACTGCTATAAAAAAGTCGTATAAGGAAAATAAAACTATTATTTTAGAGGATATCCTAGCAGTAAAGGGAATTGATGTTGATCTTGTTATTGCCTGTTCTACAAGTACCGCAACAACTGCTCTATTTGAGCAGTATCAGGATTATGCAGTTAAGGAATACAAGAAAAAAGCTCTATTAGCAACTGCTAAAAAGCTCCAGAATGATGAAATTACAATTGATGAATTTTACAAGGATACAAACAATTTTGCATCTTTAGGATCATATTCATCTACTCGTTTGACTAAAGAACTGCTTAAAGGCTCGATTACAAAGCATAAGAACAATATCAAGTTTACCAGATTTACAATTTTGGAAAAGAAACTCAATTTAAAAGAAAATGACTTTGTTATTTTAGCAGGTGCTACTGGTGTAGGTAAATCGGGTATTGCTATAAATTTGATGGATGATCTATCTCGTAATTATCCTTGTGTATATTTCAATTTCGAAATGGTAGAAGAGGAGCTGTATCAAAGACTTATTTCTATCAATTCAAAATTAAATCAAAAAATGCTTGAGCAGTATGAGACACTGCCACAAAAAAATATGAATGTTGTTAATGATGCAATTGATGATATTTCAAAAAGACATATTGACATTATAAATCATTCATCAACATTGGATAAATTAAGATCGTTTATTATGAGCTACAAAAGCGATAAGCATTTTATAGTGTTTGTGGACCATGTAGGGCTTATCGGTGTACGTGCTAAAAACAGTTATGAAAAAATGACAGAAGTAGCCAAGGAGCTAAGAAAAATGAGCTTGGACAACAACTGTACTATCATTGGTCTTTGTCAATTGAATAGGGAAGCAACTAAAAATGCAAAACAGCCTAATTTATCGATGTTAAGAGATTCGGGTGAGTTAGAACAAAGTGCAAGCAAGGTTATATTTGTCTGGAAGAACGAAAAAGACTGCGCAGAAGATTATTATCTAGTTATCGAGAAAAACAGAAGTGGTCCTAAATCAATCATTCCAATAGGCTACAACAAAGAAAATCAAATTGCTTATGAATTAAGCAATAAGAGAGATTTAAGAACATAGGAGGATTTAGAAAATGAACAAAAGCGAGAAGCAATATAAAGATGAAATTATAAACAAAGAAGATGTTTTAAAAGGCCTCATTACTCATGATTGTAAATCAACGTTATTTGCGGTTTTATTAAGTGATAATACAAGGATTAAAGACCTTGAATATCAAGTTATGAATGATATTAGATCAATGATTGAAGATAATGATTATATCTTTATAAAAAGGACAGAAATTTAACAAAAACTATTTTGATTAAAAATTCTCTCTAATTCGTTGGTAGATAAGGGATTAGAGAGAAAATATAAATGCAATATAACATCTTGGATATATTGCGCGTTTAAGGAGCAGAATAATGGAAAATTTAAACAGCGCTGAAAAAATTGTGAAAGGATTTGAGTTGGTGGGTGAAGGAGTATTAGAAACATTTCAAAACGCAATGAATCTTTTTGTTGATGCTCTTTCTAATTTTGTTGATTGTGTTAATATGATAAATAAAGTCAATCATAAGAAACCGAGATTACCTAGAAAAATAAAAAAGAAATACAAGAAGTTAGGAATTTATGAAGATTGGAAAAGTGGTGCTCATTTAAGGGCGGAGTTTACAAATGGAATAGAAAAAACAGTTGCTTTAAAGGAGGTAAAAAATGAAATGGGTTAAAGAATATATTCGAAAAAGAAGAATAGAAAAATGGAAGAAAGAAGTAGAAAAGATAGCTGTTATTGCTGCTGCATGTTTGAACACGCAATTTAAATTTTTTAACTGTGATTTAAATTTAACTGATTCAAAAAAACAGGATTTATATAGAACTATTGATGGAAAAAAGCTGCCATATGTTATATATACAGATAAAAACAGTTTTATGATATATCCAAGTGAATTAGTAGAGGAGCAAAAATGACGACAAATAAAACTGATGATTTAGGTATAAGCAATGACGTATTAGCGGATTACATTAAACGATATGAGGCAGCTGTGAATCACGTATTTAAAGATTATCCTAAACAGCCATCAATTTACAGTCATGAACGACAGGAGTACAGTGGATTGGATATAAATACATATATCTATATTGCAGATAATTATTGTCACTTGAAAAAAAGACTGGAGGAGCGCAATGCAAGAAGCAAAATACCAAATAAAAAACTGGAAAAAATGGAAAGCAACAAAATATCTTCTTATTCAAACAAAGAATGAGCTAATGAATGATATAAAAGCTATTACATATACTGATGAACTTCCGGGAGGATCACATAAAAGTATTGCTGATAAGTATAATAAGTTAATAGAAGATGTAAAGATTTATGATGATTATATTAATGCATATGGTTTCTTTATAAACAGATTAGAAAACGCAATAGCAACAATGCTGAATGAAAATCAACGTAAGGCAGTTATAATTTATTCTAATAATCCATATAAAGGTGGTTATGAAAAAAGAATAGAGGAAGCCTTAAAAACAGGTTTCTCAAAAAGTTATTTTTATGATTTGTTAACTGAATCTTATGAAATACTTGGTAGTGTTTTAGATATAGAGTGCGATGAAAATAGAAACATAATTGAATCCGTGGACAAATCACGGACAAAAAACGCCTAAAAATGTGTTATTATGATATTGTGGAAGTTTTGAAAGAACACCACATCAGCAGTCAATGAACACTTTGTCAGGAAGAAACTCGAAAGGGTTTCTTTTTGCTTTTGTGAAGAAGGAAATATTTATGTATGAAAGCGAAGGTTTACAAATGGCAATTAAAAGATTAGATCGTGATGGGTCTCACCGTAAGCAGTTCGAAAGAAATAAAAAGAAAATATACGCAACTCAAACAGTGTGCGGAATATGCGGAAAGCCGGTAGATTTTAGTTATAAATATCCGCATCCTTTATCACCGTGTATCGATCACATCATACCGGTTGCAAAAGGAGGACATCCAAGTGACATTGATAATCTTCAACTGGCACACTGGACATGCAACAGACAAAAGAGTGACAAATTATTTTCAAGCAGTGGGATGCACAAGGCGAAGGTAGTAACAAACAGAGACCTTCCTCATACAATCAACTGGATTGCTTATAAATCGTCAAAATAAGCCATTTGAGAGGTGTTTTAAATATGGGGCATGATACCCCCTAAAATCTTTCTTCCGTAGTTCACGGCGTACTGTGAATATTTTCTCACGGATAAATTAAGGCGAAAGGAGTGAAAAAATGACGGCATATTTAGGAATGAAATATTTAAGAAATAAACTGATATCAAAAAGACCAAGAAATGAAGAAAAGTATCTGTATTATGAAATGAAGAATACCATGAGGGATTTTAATATTACTATGCCTAAAGAATTCATATGGCTAAAAAGCTGTCTTGGATGGTCAGCGAAGGCAGTTGATTCAATCGCTGACAGGCTTTCATTTAGAGAATTTTCAAATGATAATTTCGGAATAAATGAAATATATCAGTTAAATAATCCTGATGTTCTTTTTGACAGTGCGATTATCTCAGCACTTATTACATCGTGCTCATTCATATATATTTCAAATGATATAAGCGGATTTCCCCGCATGCAGGTAATTGACGGTCGAAACGCTACAGGAATAATTGATCCTATTACTTACATGCTTAGCGAGGGTTATGCTGTTCTTGAAAGAAATATTCATGATGAACCGGTCAAGGAGGCTTATTTTATAAAAGAGGGTACATGGTTTTATGAAAAAGATAAAGCACCTTATTTTATTTCAAGCAAAGCCCCGTATCCACTGCTCGTTCCGGTTATTTTTAGACCTGATCCAAAAAGACCGTTTGGACATTCAAGAATATCCAGAGCCTGCATAGGTATTCAGCAGAGCGCAATGCGAACGCTCAAGCGTTCAGAAGTATCAGCAGAGTTTTATTCTTTCCCACAAAAGTATGTACTAGGGTTAAGCCCAGATGCTGAGGCTCTGGACAAATGGCGCGCTACTGTCTCAACTATGCTTCAGCTCGATAAGGACGAGGATGGTGATTCACCAACAGTTGGACAGTTTGAACAGCAGTCTATGGCGCCGTATGTAGAACAACTGAAAATGTTTGCTAGTCTATTTGCAGGCGAGACAGGTCTTACCTTGGATGATCTGGGATTTTCAACTGATAACCCGTCAAGTGTTGAGGCTATAAAAGCGCAGCATGAAAATTTAAGGCTTATCGCTAGAAAAGCGCAAAAAACTTTCAGTGTAGGTTTTTTAAATGCCGGATATCTTGCTGCATGTTTAAGAGATAATTATGAATATGACAGATACCAGATTTATTTGTCAAAAGCTAAATGGGAACCGTTATTCGAGCCTGATTCGTCTACATTATCTGTTATAGGTGATGGTGCTATTAAAATTAATCAGGCGGTACCGGGATTCTTTGACAAGGATACTTTAAGAGATTTAACAGGTATCGATTATAGTGAAAATGCTGGAATCGGAAAAACTGCAGGAGAGATCGTACAGTAATGGAAGATATTGCACCTGAATTGTATGAGAGGATAAAAAGTACATACGAAAATGAAAAAGCATCAAGTAAAAAGCTGGATGCTTTTTTAGAAAAAGTAAAAAATGGCAATGCCACATATGAAGATGTCTATGATTATGCAGGTGAACTGGGCAGATGTCTGGAAAGTGCATTCAGTCACAATATAAGCGACGATGTGCTGCCCGACAGCAGGATGTATTACAATATAGCAAAAAGAATAATCGAGCCCATGCTTAAGAAAAGTCATGATGATATTGCAGCACAGTGCAGTGCTGTACAACATTCATTAAATAAAAAAGCCGGCATAGGATTAAATGCTGTTAAACCTGAATATGATCAAGCCAGAACAGAGGCAATCATAAATTATGTATGCACACGTGATAAATACAGCAGTGTAGAAAAAAGTTTTTTAGACGGATTAAGCAATAACTGTCGCAAGACTGTAGATGATTCTGTAAAGCAGAATGCTGATTTTCATTACAAAAGCGGGTTAAGTCCGCGAATAGTAAGGATTTGCAGAGGAAAAGCGTGCAAGTGGTGTCGTGAGGTCGAAGGCAGTTATAACTACAAGGATGTAAGGAATACCGGTAACAATGTATTTAGAAGACACGCCAACTGCACCTGTACAGTTTCATATGATCCTGGTGACGGATCAAAAAAAATTCAGGATGTATATTCGAAGAGATGGCAGAACCAGGATGCCTTTCAGGAAAGAAAAAGATTTTACCTGGAAAACAGAGTTGATAAAAAAAGATTAACAGATATGGAACAGTATGCGGTAAACAGTCATATATCATCTGATTTTTATATTATCAACGACTGTTTAAGAAATGGATATATATTAAATCAGGAGCAGAATACACTGGTGAAAAATCTAGATTCCGCATTGGAGAAACTAGACAGCTATAAAGGGAGGGTCAGCAGATCAGTTCAGTTTTACAGTTCATCAGATTTAGATAAGTTTTTATCTGATCATGAGCCGGGGCAAACTGTTACGTATAAAGATTTTACATCTTCCACTGCTTCAAAAGAATTGTATAATCCCGACGGACAGGTTCAGATGTTCTGGACTAGTCGTCGAGGCAGAAATTTGATAAAATACAATAAGAAAGAACAGGAAATATTATATAAAAGAAACAGCAGTTTTATAGTCTTGGAAAAGAGACATATTAAAGGTGTTTATTATATTTTCATGGAGGAACTGTAAAATGACCTTAAGTCTAGAAGAATGGAGAAAGCTGTCAGAAGAACAGAAAGGAATACGGTATAAGGAACTGAGCGATCATGATAAATTTATTGTTCGTACCAGTACTCCGCCGGCTTTTGAAGTTACCGGGCGCAAAGAGCTTAGTGAAGAAGAAAAAAAGAGCGCAAAAAAAGAATTTGATGAGTTTTTAGTATATTATGGAATAAAAAAATAGGAGGTTAAGGTATGGAGCCAAAAAGAATTGGCCGTCAGACTCCTACAACCTCGTTAGTGCTGCCTTATAAAAAAACAAAAGGCAAAGAAGCAGTTGAAATTTACAACAAAACCGGCAGAACTGCCCGGGAATGGCAGGAACTGCTAATTTACGATATTATGGCATATGATGATGAAGGCTTATGGGTTCATTCTACCTATGGATATGCGGTACCGCGTCGTAACGGTAAAACTGAAGATGTGATAATGCGTATTTTATGGGGACTTAAAAATGGTGAAAAAATCATTTATACTTCTCATCTTATCTCAACGTCTCATTCAGTCTGGGAAACAGTTACATATCTGTTAGACAGTATGGATATTAAATATGCTTCGGTAAAAGCCAAGGGGCAGGAAAATATCAGACTTTTAGATGAGAATGACAAGCCCTATAAACTTGATCATATGATTAATTTTAGAACCAGATCAAATAATGGCGGGCTGGGTGAAGGATATGACCTGTTAATTATCGATGAAGCACAGGAGTACACTATTGACCAGGAATCAGCGTTGAAATACACTATTTCAGCGAGTTCAAATCCTCAAATTATTATGCTGGGTACTCCGCCAACAGCTATTTCGCATGGTACAGTATTCCAGAAAATAAGAGAAAAGGTATTAAGCGGTTTTTCGAAAAATACCGGATGGGCGGAATGGTCTGTTGATACGATGCAGGATCCAAAGAACAGAGAAGCATGGTATGAGACAAATCCCTCTTTAGGGCAAGGACTTACAGAAAGAGTTATTGAAAATGAAAATACGACTGATGATGTCGATTTTAATATTCAGAGGTTAGGTCACTGGCTGTCATATTCACAAAAATCCCTGTTTACTGAAAATGAATGGGATTCATTGAAAATAAGTAAAATACCGAATTTTAAAAACAAACTGTTTGTTGGAATAAAATTTGGAGCTGACGGACGACATGCTGCATTATCTATAGCAACCAAAACAGATGATAAGATATTTATTGAATCCATAGACTGTCAAAGTCAGAGAAACGGAAATCTGTGGATCATAAATTTTTTAAAAAATGCAGATATAGAAAAAATTGCAGTTGACGGAGCAGGAGCTCAGGACGTTTTAAAAAAGGATCTTAAGGAGTACGGTATAAAAATAAAAATTGTGCTTCCTAAAGTAAAAGACGTGATAGTAGCCAACAACATGTTTGAACAGAGCATAACTTCATTAAAAAATATATGCCATAATGGGCAGGAATCATTAAGACAGGTCGTTACAAACTGCATTAAGCGTGCTATTGGAACGAATGGCGGTTTTGGATATAAAGCCTTAATTGAAGAACATGAAATAGCACTGATGGACAGTGCTGTTCTTGCACACTGGCTATGTGCATCAGCTAAAGAAAAAAAGAAACAACGTGTTAATTATTAACGAAAGCATCTATTTTATGGATGTTTTTATTATTTTAAATTTACGTACACTAAACGGTTAATTAGGAGGTTATTAGAAATGTCAGAATTTAAAGCAATTACAACACAGGAAGAATTTGAAATGCGTTTAAAAGAGCGCCTTGAACAAAAAGAAAGAAATGTATTAAAAAAATTCGAGGGATATACTTCGCCGGAAGATTTGGAAACTATCAAAAGTGATTATCAAAGTAAGATTGATACATTAAATCAGTCAATCAGCGATAAAGACAGTCAGTATAGCAGTGAAATCGAGGGTTATATTCAAAAAATTGCTGATTATGAGACCGACTCAGTAAAAACGAGAGTGGCAATTGATATGGGTATTCCTTTGAAACTAAAGGACAGACTTAAAGGAACAACGGAAGATGAAATAAGAGCGGATGCGGAGCTTTTATCTGGTCTGTATTCCCCTGCTCCGCCTTTAGCATCGTCAGAACATACTATGACAGCAGAAGATGAAAAAAAATTAAAATTAGAAAACGGTTATAAAGAAATGGCCAAAAAATTAGGAGGTTATTAGAAATGTCAGAAGGAAAAATTTTAGAAGTTAAAAATTATAAAACAGTTTTTACACCAGAATTAGTAACTGATCTTTTTTCAAAGGTAAGAGGTCACTCATCATTAGCTAATCTTGCTAAAAAAGAGCCGCTTCCTTTCAACGGTAAAGAAATGATGATCTTTACAATGGATGATGAAGTGAATATCGTTGGTGAATCAGGAAAGAAAACAAGAGGATCAGCAGATATCAGCACTAAAACAATGGTTCCAATCAAAGTCGAGTACGGTATCCGTATTTCAGATGAATTTATGTATGCTACTGAAGAAAAGAAAATTGATATTCTAAAAGCGTTCAATGAGGGATTTGCTAAAAAAGTCGCACGAGGATTAGATATTATGGCAATGCATGGAATCAATCCAAGAACAAAAGAAGCATCTAACTTGATTGGTGATAATCATTTCGATCATGGTTCGCTTACAGTTACAACAACTGCCGGTGAAGAAGATAAGGACATCAATAAGGCAATTGCCTTATTTGATGAATCAGACGATTTTGAAGTTTCGGGATTTGCAATAGCAAAAGCATTCAGAACTTCATTAAGTGAACTCGAGTATAAAAACGGAGCTGCCAAATTTCCAGAATTAGGATGGGGAAGTAATACTTCAGCATTACGCGGTTTAGCCGTAGATGTCAATTCAACAGTTGCATTTAATGATTCTAAGGATTTGGCAATTGTTGGAGATTTTGCAAACTATTTTAAATACGGTATTGCTAAAGAAATCCTAATGGATGTGATTCCTTATGGTGATCCTGATAATACAGGATTAGATTTAAAAGGAAATAATCAGATTTTTATCCGGTCAGAAGTTTATTTAGGTTGGGCAATCATGGACGAGAATGCTTTTGCCAGAATTTTAAAAACTGAAGGATAAGGAAGTGAAAGATGATGAAGCCTTTCGTTACATTAAAGGATATTTCGCTGTTGTTCAGAGATCTTAGTAGTTTAGAAGAACGCAAGGCCTCAGCACTTTTGGAGGTTGTTTCTGACTCTCTTCGCCAGGAAGCTAAAAAAGTCGGAAAGAACCTTGATGAAATGATAAAAAATGGCGAAGTGTATGAAAATGTAGTTAAATCAGTTGCAGTTGACATTATCGCAAGAAATTTAATGACCTCAACTGACAGCGAGCCTATGGAACAGTTTTCACAGTCGGCATTGGGATATACCGCTTCAGGAACATATCTTGTACCCGGTGGAGGGCTGTTTATTAAAAAAAGTGAATTATCAAGACTGGGACTTAGAAGACAGAGGATAGGAGTACTGGACATATGGGGATTAAAGGAATAAATGTAATCTTAGTTGAAAAGATTGAAACCGGTAAAGACAGTTTTAATGAGCCGGTGTATAAAGAAATCGAGAAGTGCATAAAAAATGTTCTTGTTGCCCCGTCAACTTCTGATGATATTGTCACTGCTCAGGATCTGGCTGGAAAAAAAGCCGTGTACACTTTAGCAATTCCAAAATGTGATAACAGCGTTTGGGAAGATAAAGATGTTATATTTTTCGGCAAGAGATGGCATGTACTCGGTTTCACTATTGAAGGAATAGAGGAAAATATTCCGCTTTGCTGGAATAAAAAGGTAATGGTGGAAAGATATGGCTAAAACCAGAATTGTTTTAAACAGAAAAGGGGTAGGAAGTCTACTGAAATCAAAAGAGATGATGGCAGTGTGCCTTGAACATGCTAATGCAACATGTCAAAGTGCAGGCGGTGCGGGTTACGAAGTAACAACATTTACCGGAAAATCGCGTGTGAATGCCTCTGTAAGAGCAAATACCAGAAAAACAATCAGTGATAACTACAAAAACAACACACTGCTTAAAAGTCTGAGGTGAAATCTGTGATTGAAGAAACTGTATTAAATTATCTAAATAAAAAATTAACTGTTCCTGTCTTTTTAGAAAACAGGGATATCGAAGAATATGTCGTAATAGGCAAAACAGGAAGTGGAAGAGTGAATTTTGCTAACTCAGCCACCTTTTTTCTACAGTCGTATGCATCTACCAGATATAAAGCTGCATTGTTAAATGAGCAGGTAAAAAAAGCAATGGACGACTTGGCTGAACTCAAAGAAATATCATATTCCCGGTTAAATACCGATTATGATTTTACAGATACAGCCAAAAAGAAATACCGGTATCAGGCAGTATATGATATCGGTTTTTATTAACTTGTGAAGGAGGAAAAATAAATGTCAAGTGATGCAAGTAATGTAACATCTTCAAAACCATCTGTTGGCGGTGCTGTTTGGGTGGCACCGTTAAAAACAGAAATTCCAACCGATGCAAAAACACCTTTAAATGAAGCTTTTAAATCATTGGGGTACTGTTCTGATGACGGATTAACTAACTCAAACAGTCCGGAAACTGATAATCAGAAAGCATGGGGCGGTGATGTAGTACTGGTTTTACAAACAAGCAAAGAGGATACATTTCAGTTTAAATTGATTGAATCGCTTAATACAGATGTTCTAAAGACAGTGTACGGCAGTAAAAATGTAACCGGCACCCTTGAATCTGGATTAAAAATAGCTGCAAAAAACGATGAGCCTGAGCAGTTCGAATGGGTGTTTGAAATGATTTTAAAAGGCGGGATTTTAAAAAGAATTGTAGTTCCGTGCGCATCGGTAACTGAAATTGGTGATATTGTTTATAAAGATGATGAATCAGTCGGTTATGAATGTACTGTTGCAGCCGTTCCGGATCAAAACGGTGCAACACATTATGAATACTTAGTAAAAAATACTGAATAAGGAGAATGCTAGATGATCAAAGGTGAATCAAAAACAGGGTTTAAGTTTAATATCAATGAAAAATTTATTGACTGGGAACTTCTTGAAATGATGGCAGAAGTAGATAAAAATCCGATTTTAATGATTAGTATTGCTAAAAGACTGTTAGGGATTAAACAGTATAATCGTTTAAAAGACCACTGCAGGACTAAGGATGGAAGAGTTCCTCTTGAAAGAATGGAAGAGGAGATTTTTTCGATTATTGATTCAAGCAAAGAAACAAAAAACTAATTATCCTCGCCGACATGATAAATACTGATGAATCAGCAGTTATTTGTGATCTGGCTGAAACATACAGTATATTTGATTATAAGTCGCTTCCGGTATTAACGGTCGCGACTTTTTGTGTTGGTCTGAGGGAAAATTCAAGAATAAAAATGAAAAAAAACAGGCTTGCTGTTCCTTTTGAAACTATACTTCTTGGTGTGATTGCGGACAGCCTTAAATTATTAGTCTGGACAAAGTCTAAAGATGCTCAGAAAGGATTTAACAGGCCTAAATCGATCGTTAAGTCACTGTTTGAAAACGAAGCTAAAGAAAATATATCTTTTTCAAGCGGTGAAGAATTTGAAAAAGCAAAATTGAAAATTTTAGGGAAGGAGGCAGATGTATGGCAAGCGGAACAGAATTAGCAAAAGCATATGTACAGATTGTACCTTCGGCAAACGGCATTAAGGGTTCGTTAGAAAATGCGATGGGAAATGAAGCGGATCAGGCTGGAGAAAAGGCCGGAAATTCAATCGCATCTAAAATTAAAGGGATAATCGTTGCTGCTGGAATCGGGAAAGTTCTTGCATCGTCATTCACGGAAGGTGCAGCGCTTGAACAGTCCATAGGTGGTATTGAAACACTTTATAAGGGAAGTGCAGAAAAAATGAAGGCTTATGCCAGTGAGGCGTATAAGACTTCTGGAGTAAGTGCTAATGCCTACATGGAAAATGTAACGTCATTTTCTGCTTCTTTGATTTCAAGCCTTAAAGGTGACACCGAAAAAGCTGCCGCTGCTGCTGACCGTGCAATGCGGGATATGTCGGACAATTCCAATAAATTCGGTACAAATATTCAGGATATCCAAAATGCATATCAAGGTTTTGCAAAGCAGAATTATACTATGCTTGATAACCTGAAATTAGGATATGGTGGAACAAAAGAAGAAATGCAACGTCTGTTGTCTGATGCTCAAAAATTGAGCGGACAAAAATATGATATAAGTAATCTCGCGGATGTCTACACTGCAATAGGAGTTATCCAAGACAATCTAGGAATCACTGGAACCACTGCTAAGGAGGCTGCAAGTACTTTCAGCGGATCGTTTGCTTCTATGAAAGCAGCTGCACAGGATTTCTTAGGCAATGTTGCTATTGGCGGTGATGTTACCGGTACTCTGTCAAATCTTCTATCAACTGCATCAACTTTTTTGTTTGATAATGCAATTCCAATGGCTATTAATATTGTTTCGGGATTTGGAACTGCTCTTGTTGCCGCAGTTCCTCAGCTTGCTCAAAAGGGATATGAACTGCTTAGCGGGCTTGTTGATGGATTTGTAAAAAATATACCTGTGGTGCTTCCACGGATTTTACAGTTTGTTCAAAATTTTGGTGTCGGTTTAGCTCAAAAAGCACCTGAATTTATTAATATGGGCTTTGACCTGTTAAGCCGGCTGGTAAGTGGAATAGTGAGTGCTGTACCTATTTTAATACAGTACGTTCCTACTATAATTTCTACTTTTGCAAATATAATCAATGAAAATTTTCCAACTATATTAGCCAAAGGGGCAGAAATATTATGGCAGCTGATTACCGGGCTGTTAAGTGCGATTCCTACTTTAGTTGCTAATATACCGCAGATTATACAGGCAATCTGGGATACTTTTATGGCTTTTCAGTGGCTGAATCTAGGTGGGCAGATAATGACATTTTTAGGCGATGGTATTTCTGCTATGTTTGGATTTTTAGGTGAAAAAGGCCTTGGTGCGGTTCAGAGTATTGTAAATACGATACTTTCTCTTCCTGGTAAGCTGTTTACATTAGGGAAAAATGCTATTTCTCAAATGGGGAGCGGTATTTCAGGAATGGGATCATGGCTAAAGACAACTGCTGGAAAAATCGTAACATGGGTAGTAAACGGTGTTAAATCACTTCCATCGAAAATGATAGATGTCGGTAAAAATGTAGTTAAAGGATTATGGGAAGGAATCAAGAACGTTAAAGACTGGATACTAGATAAAATAAGCGGATTCGTTGACGGTATTGTAGGAGGAATAAAGAAATTTTTTGGTATACATTCTCCATCAAGAGTAATGGCCGATGAGGTTGGTAAGTATCTCCCTAAAGGAATGGCAGTAGGTATCGAAGCAAGTGCTGATGAGGTTTACGATGAAATGGATAAGCTGTCTAGAAATACACTAGATATCGCAGCTGATGGGTTAGAATTCAGTAACATTGATATGAGTGAAAACAGCGGCGATCTTAGCGGTATGCTTCAGATAATCATTAAACTGTTGAAATTAATCTTAAACAAAGAAGATACAACTGTTTTGAATTTCAACAATAGAGAAGTTGCCCGTGCTTTGCGTGAACTGGGGGTTGTTTTTGAATGACGGTAAAATATATAAATTCAAAAAATGAGATACTGGAGTTTATTGGTGCCGATATACTTCCAACAAGCGGTTATTTGCATCAGAGAAAATGGAATACAAACAAGGAAAATGATATTACAGTTATTGATAAGGGTGACTGTACTTATACTATAACCCTTACATTGAAAGGCAGTTTGGAACAGAGAAAAAACATGCTTAATAAAATATGCGATATATTTGAGTATGATTGTATAGTTAAGACACCAGGAACGCTTCATTACGGGGATTATAAAATAAAATGCTATGTAATATCTTCTAATACAAGTGTTGCGGGTATTCAGACAAGAACAAATATTGAATTAGGAATATACTGTCCAAAACAGCACTGGATTAAAGAAAAAACATATAATCTGGTAATGTACAGTGATTCGAAGAATGACACAGGTATAAAGCAGTACAGCTATTGTTATCCGTATGTATATTCATCTTTAAAAGGTGCAGTTCAAATAATCAATGATTCCCCGGCAGACAGTGATTTTATCATAAGAGTTTACGGGCCATGCAGTAATCCGTTTATTAAAATAGGAGAAATACTTTATCAGGTAAATACTACATTAAGTGCTGGTGAGTACATGGAAATAAACTCAGAGGAAAATACAATATATGCCTTTTCAGATTATGGTGAAAAAAGGAATCTTTTTAATTTCAGAGATAAATCGCGAGGCGATTTTTTTACAAAAATTCCATCCGGTCTTAGTATCGCAACATGGAATGGAACATTTAAAGCTGAAATAGTTATATTTGATAAGCGTGGTGAACCAAGATGGATATAATGAAATTTATATATACGGATTCCAACTATACGGAGCTCGGTGTTTTAAAAAATACGTCTATTGATTTTGAAGTTGGAAAATTCAAAACTGCGACTAATGATTATTCTTTAGAAATTTCGATAAATGCATGGGATAAAGCATTTAATAAAGGTTCTATATTTTACTCATCGGAAAGTGAATTCGGTGGAATTATTGACAGTAAAAAGGTCGATACATCAAAAAATGTAATTGTCTTTACTGGAAAAACATTTAGAGGAATGTTGGAAAAAGAGTACATACAGCCCCCGGAAGGTCAGGCGTATTTTGTAGCAAAAGGCGAGGCCAACAGTGTGATAAATGAGCTTATTGGAGACAACTTCGATAGTCTTTTTACTGTAGATAATGTTGGCTTAAGTGATATAAATGTTAATTATCAAATTAGAGATCTGAATCTTTTAGATGCGCTTGAAAAAATGCTTTATAAAGCAGATATTCCATCAAGACTTGATATTGTGTTTCATGATGGAAAAGTGCATATTCAGGCTATTCCAATTGTTGATTTATCTGAACTGCTTCAATATGATAAATCGTATGGTATAACAATGATCGCACAGACTCCTGAAAGCAGTTATAACCATATCATCGCTTTAGGAAAAGGTGAATTGACAGAGCGGTTAAGGGTTAATCTGTACCTTCAAAGTGATAAAACGTGGTCATCATCAAAAAATGATGATTATAAAGGGCTTTGCAGAAAAACATATCTGTATGACAATTCGAGTGAAGATGATGAAACTTCACTTATTGAAGGGGCTGTAGAGGCAGTGGAAAAAGAAAATGGAAGCAGTACCGTTCAAGCTGTATTTTCAAGCGATGATGCTTCATTGTTTGATATTGTAGGTGCAAAAGAGGAAATTACAGAGCTTTCATTTAAAGAACAGATTACTAAAAAAATACTAAAAGTAACTGTTAATGATATTGCAGCAAACTGTAAATTTGAATACAAGGTGGGTGAATAAATGTTAGAAAGTATAACACTGAACGGATTTAATGTTCAGGCTTCGGTAGATGCTTATCTTCATCACTGCTGGTTTGGCTATGAAGGAGTATTTAAATATGGAGAAGAAATAAGATGCGAAACTGTAAGCAACAACATTTTAAAGTTGTACGATGGACTTTTTGTCAATCAGGGCAGATTTTATCGTATTGTTCCCGGATCATATGAAGAAGTAAACATTTCAAACGGTATAGTTGGTCAAAAAAGATATGATCTGATAGTTTCACATTTTGAGACTAATGGAGTAACAGAAACACATGATATTAGAGTTTTAAAAGGCGGAAATGATGGGAAAATACCCGAACATACTGTGAGTGATACATTTAACGGTGGAACGGTGAATGAATTTCCTCTTTATCTGGTTGAAATTGATGGAATAAACATTACTAAAGTAACCAGGCAGTTTAAGTATATTATTTCATTTCATGAAGCTTTAGAAGCTATAATTAACCTTTTTAATGCAGCGGTATATACCGGCGATATAAATATTAAAGATTTAATTAGAAAATTAGATGTAAACAGAGAATAAAGAAAGGAAAATTTAAATGAGTTTAAAAACAGTACAGGTAATTATTAACGGTGTCTCAATGACATTGAATTTAAACAGCCAGACTGGTAAATATGAAGCGACCGTAACAGCGCCGAATACTTCCAGTTTTAATCAACCAAACGGGTATTACAATGTAACAGTAAAAGCTACTGATAATGCAAATAATATTACTACAGTAGATGCTGATGATCCGACTTTGGGAACAAAACTTCGTCTGGTGGTTAAGGAAAGAACTGCACCTGTAATTACTCCAATCTATCCTAGTGCTAGTGCTACATTAATAAACAACAAGCCTACGATAACATGGAAAGTTACTGATGCAGACAGTGGGGTTAATCCGGATTCCATTAGTATTATTATTGACAGCGGTTCTAAGATTACATCCGGAATAACTAAAAATAAAGTAAGCGGCGGCTATGAGTGCTCTTATACTCCAGGAACTGCCTTAAATGATGGAAGTCATACAATTAAATTTGATGCGAGTGATAACGACGGCAATGCAGCAGTTCAAAAATCTGTATCGTTCAAGGTTGATACAGTACCGCCTACATTAAATATTGCAAGCCCTGCTGCGGGATTAATTACAAACAATCCTAAAGTGACATTAAGCGGTACTACAAATGATGCTACATCAAGTCCGGTAACAGTAATGGTCAAATTGAATTCTGGAAGCGCTGCAAACGTTACTGTAGAAAGCAATGGTTCTTTTACTAAGGAATTAACATTGGCCGAAGGTACAAATACTATTGTTATTACCGCACGCGACAGTGCCGGCAAAGAAACAGTCATTTCAAGAACAGTTACCCTTGATACCAAAGCACCCGTAATTACTGATGTAGTAATTACTCCTAACCCTGTTGACGGCGGTAAGACATTTACCATCACTGTAACGGTTACAGATGCTTAAATATGGCTGTAGAAAGAGTAATTGGAAAAACAGACAGTTTTGAAGTGATTTTTGACAGATTGAATGATAATAGCTGGACGGTCAATGTGCCGTCCAATATTATCGGTGAATATGTAATGGATCTGTATGCATATGATGAAGCTGGAAATCTTGGATTTTTAGCAACTGCGATGTTTACGGTTGATACATCAAATCTGTGCTTTCATCTTTCAATCATCAAATACCGCTCTGAAATCTGTTTTGAAAGTGACTATATATGCACAGTCAAGGAGGTACTTCCATGTGTGATGAAATAGCTATGCTGAAAGGCGAAAAAAGAAAAATAAGACTGTATGTGCACAGCAGAAAAAATGATGTCTTTGTAATAAGAAATGCATATATAGAGATATTGCAATATGGTGAATTAATAAAGGCGATAGAATGTACGATTGATGAACATGATCTTACATTTATGCTTGCACTTGATGAAGCAGGAAGCTACAGCATGAGAGCAGTATATGAAATTGCTGATGAAATAATTAAAAATAAATTTAAAATTGAGGTGAGGTAAATGGCAAAGTACCGTATATATGATGTAACACTTTCTAAAAAAACTGTCGGTCCTGGCGAAAGATTAGTTGTTCAGGTTGATATAATCACATGGGACTGGATTAAGAAAAATTTAACCTGGGGAAGTCTTAAGGAACGTTTCAAATGGGGTGATCTGATTGGCAGTTAGCATCCCTACAAAGATTACAGTTCCGCCTGACCTGAATATGAGCGACCCAGGCGATATCGCAAAAGTATGGAGTGAAATTCAAATTACAATACAGTATATTAATAAGCTTATCGATGTGCTTAATGATCATAAAGAAACACTTGGATTAGCGGTATACTATGAGGAATAGGAGAAAATTTGATGGATAAACGATTTATCAAGAGTGTGAAACACCCGGTAGGGTTGAACACACACACACACACACACACACACACACACACACACGCTACAGCGTGTATTTATATTATTAAGAGGTACTTGCAAAAGTGCCTTTTTATTTTTGACAAGACTGGTGGTGACAAGCATTTAGACTTGTCACGTGGTTTTAATGCCTAAACTAATTGATAAAAATGGTAATGAGTTGTTTAAAGATGCTTTGCTATGGAGCGGAAGTCGTAACGGATATGAACATGCTGTCACTTTGAAAGAGGACGCGTTAAAATTTAAAGAATTAATTGTTGTATTGAATGATAAAGCGGTTATAATGCCGGTTTCTGATGGGAAAATAATGAGTAGTGGTGTTCCAATCGATTATAGAGTTATTGCATGCAATTTTACTTCATATATTCAAGAAACTAAATATTTGACGATTATGACTGCATTATGGAGCGGTGCTAGTGTAAATAGTACAACAACTTTAACAGCTGTTTATGGAAGGTATTAAACTAAAACAGTCTAAATGCCTTTATGGGCAAACTTAAAGATTCGAGTGGTAAAAAAATTTTGTTGGGAACTGTTTTATTTGACGGTGATACAACAAGCAGTTTTACTTTAAAAGATGATTACACCAATTATGACTATTTAGAAGTTATATGGCGTCCGCATTCTACTCTGGGGCAGTGTTCGGATATGATGATTCCATCTAAAGACAGTAAGATGCATTTGGAACGTGCACAGGCTATAAATGGTGTTACTACTGTTTATCGGTGTCAGCTGGCTTTTAGTGGAAAAAATGTATCACTTTCTGGCCGTACTCAGGTTATTAATGGAAATGCAGTTGATGCAGTGGAAGAACATATTTTGAGAGTAATCGGATATTAATATCAGGGCACTTAAAAGTACCTCTCCAAGAAAAGAAAGAGAGGTAAAAAATATGATTAATTCAATGAAATTTGCGGGGGGGGGTACTATTTACTAACAAGAAAAATAGTATCCAGTCTTCGGATTATATCTCTAAAAAGGGAGGTGCAGCATAACAGCTGTATCTCTATGATTAGAGGTGCAGATCATGCCTAAGTTTGTTAATAAAGATGAAAATATCATATTAAATTTAAATTACAGCAGTGAAGAAAGTTTTACCGGTATGTACTGGATAGACGGGAAGAAAATTTATAGAAAATATATTAATTTTAACATATCTTCATCGTCTTATGATTATACACATAATCTAAACGTTGCCGAGTATGTAAAATTTGATTTAAAGTGCACTTTTAGCGATGGTACGATTGTTTCACTGCCATATGTATTTTTTGAATCTGAGAACAAATGGACCAACTGTCTTTTAATTACATCATTAAAGGCAAATTATATAAGATTTTATAATGCGTGGGCTACAGGCCGTATTTACGGTATTATCGAATACACTAAGAATTAAATTTAATTAGCATGATCAAAAAGCTGTTTGCTTGGTTATGGGCAAATTTAAAAATCAAAACGGCGAAGTAATATTAAATCTAGATAATTATATTATCGGTCAAGCAAATCTAACATATGAAAGTTCTGATACATTAACTAAAGTTGTTGGCTTTAGTAAAGAAGTTGAACAAGTTATTTTTAGTATTGTTGGGAACGCTTCTAATCCTCGAGATCAGGTGCATAGGGCTTATGCACAGATTGGGTGGAATGACAGCAAAAAGAATGTAAACTTTATTGTAAAAGGAAGTGGATTTGTAAACGGACATGTCTTACCGATTAGTTATTTAGTAAAATTAAAAGACTAGGATATTTTGTTAGAAATAGTAAATTTATGGCACGATTCTTAAATTCTAAAGGAGATGCAGTATTTAATTTCATAAGGGACAGTAAAGTAATTAATATAAATTATTCTAATCGTGGAACACTTTTTACTTTAGCAGAGTTAAAAGCGTTGTTTAATCTTACAGCGATTGATCCAACAAAACTGATATGTGTTGTTTCTAATGGTGATGGCAGTGCAACAGACACACCTGTGATTGGTACGATATGGCACGATAACGCGCTTAAAGTTAATTTAGGAGCAACGTATACTGGCAGTATAAGAATAAACTACATACTGTTCCTTAATCCCTAGTAAATTAAAATTATTAAAGGCATAGAAATATGTCTTTTTATATTGCCTCGGGATGGCATGAAAATTCGTCCAGAAAGAAGGTAAAATATGGATTTAGGTTTTATTTCAAATTATTTTGTTCCGGTCGTAATGGCCGGATGTCTAGCAACCGGATATGTTGTAAAAAAATGGGTAAAAGATGTTGATAATAAATGGATTCCTACAGTTGTGTTTTTTGAGGGTGCTGCATTAAACTGCATTGTATCCGGAAATGTAACAGTAGAAACAGTTGTAGCCGGTACAGTATGCGGTTTAGCTAGTACCGGATTGCATCAGGCTTTTACTCGAATTATTGAAAATAAAAAAGAGGAGTAACAGATCCTGATGCAAGAATTTTTAATGAGTACATGGTCTATTGTCTTAACTGCTGCAGTTGGTTATCTTGTAACTAATTCCAGAGACAGTAAGAAAAGTCGAAAAAAACTCGAAGAAAAAAGAGAGCAGGAGAAATTAGACCAGGCTAAAAGACAAATTGTTATGGAAGAGGCGCTATGTGCAATGTTACATGAACGTATCGTTCGTTTTTTGCGAGAGACTGCTGATAATCGGTTATGTTACTGCTGATGATCTAAAGGAACTGGATTACCTTTATAACCCCTACAGGGCTTTAGACGGTAATGGAACAGCAGAAAGATTATATAACAAAGTGCAGCAGCTTCCATTGAGAGTAGAAAACGGAGCGGAATGATTCCGCTCTTTTAAATTAAATTCAGGAGGAAAAACAAAATGGAAATCAAACAAAACTTTTTAGTAAACAATGAATGTTATAAAGCAGGCAGAACTATTAAAGTTACAAAGTTAATGGTTCACTCTACTGCGTGTCCTAATGTGTCTGCTGCTGGTTTTGCAAAAGCATGGAATACTCCAAGACCTGCTGGTAGACAAGTATGTGTTCATGCTTTTGTAGATGATAAAGAGGATATTCAAACTTTGCCATGGAATTATAGAGGTTGGCACTGCGGTGGTTCAGGTAATGATAATATGATTGGTGTTGAAATGTGTGAACCTGCTGATTATTCAGATAAAGCGTATTTTGATGCTGCTATTAAAAATATGATTGAGTTATATGCTTATTTATGTAAAGAGTATGGATTAACTGCTAATGACATTATTTCACATAAAGAAGGTCATTCACAGGGTGTTGCTTCTAATCATGGTGATCCTGATCACTGGTGGAAGTTCGTAGGATACACAATGAATGATTTTAGAGCTGATGTTACTGACTGCATTGCAAATGGTAATGTAAATGTTAGTTATGGCAACACTGTAAAACCTACTAAACCACAAACCAGTGAAGGATATACAACTGGTAAGACTTATACATTACAAACTGAACTGAAAGTTAGAACAGGAGCTGGTACAAACTATAGAGCTAAATCTCACAGTGAATTAACTGTAGACGGTAGAAAACATGATGCTGATGGAGATGGGGCTTTAGATAAAGGTACTAGAGTTTCATGCTTAGAAGTTGCAAAAAACGGTGATGATATTTGGATCAGAACACCATCAGGATGGTTAGCAGCTTATTACAATGGAAATAGATATATCTCTAGTGAAGCTGTTTCTAATGGTTCTTCTACAAGCCAAAATAAGCCCTCTAATGCATCAAAATCACTAGGAACATATGAAGTAACTGCCAATGATTTAAGTGTTCGTACTGGTCCTGGAGAAAATTATAGAAGAAAAACATATAATGAATTAACAGTTGATGCAAAAAAACATGATTATGATAAAGATGGATGTCTAAACAAGGGTACGCGTGTTACTGTAAAGGAATGGAAAAACGGATTTGCTCGTATTCCTAGCGGATGGGTAAGTGGCGATTATCTGAAAAAGGTATAGTAATGAAACGTATAGAAGTATCTGTTTTAGCCGCTCTAGCGCTATTATCATTATTACTAGGAATTGCCCTAGTACAAGAAAAACAAGTATCCAGTAATCTAAAAACCAATCTAGAATTAACAAAGCAGGAACTCTATGATGCTAGAGATGATAGAGATTATTATCAAGGAGAGTATAAAAAATATTTTGAACTGTCCGAGGAACTACAAAATCAAATGGGAGTTTATGCTTATGAATAAAGTTTATCTAAAACACGATGCTGAAGATATTCAGGGGAACTGTTTAAACACAAGGATAGAGTATACCCTTTTGTATATGGGGCTATCTCATAGTATTATTAATAATGGGTATCGTGATATACATGTAAATAATAAATACATAAAATTCAAGCCTAGGTCACACATATTGATCTAGGCTTTTTTGTATAAAGAAAAACACAGTGACATGGGAATGAACACTGTGTTTTTAGCATAATTTTGGGATGCGTACTATGCTTAATAAAAGTATATAATAATAAGTAGTTATTTTCAATAAACTTTATATAAAAAGAGCACAAGCCCAAAACGGGAGAGGTGAACTTGTACTCTTTGTATACTTTCGAATATTGTTAATGGGAGAGGAACAATATTCTATTGTACAAAAATAATATTTGTACGCAATCTATTCTACTACATTATACAAAATATGCAAATGTATTAAACTTTTAAATAAAAGAGCACAAGGCTCTACCGAGGAGATATCTTTTTTGTGCTCTTGGTTGGGTATGGCTAAGGGGAAAGGAGGACCATACCCTATTATACAACTATTGGAATTATAGTGGGGATCAATAATTGTACAATATCAATTATAGTTATTTGTCATTTTTTATCAACTCATATACTTAATACTCAATATTTGATTGAATAAGTAATACTTTTTAGTATGGAAAAACATATTGTAAAATATACTTATTTATTATATAGTAAACACGTAAAGGAGGATTTACAATGGCTAAAATTACAGTAAATGAATCTTGTATTGGGTGTGGAACTTGTGTAGGTGTTGCACCAGATGTTTTTGAAATGAATAATGAGGGGTTATCATCTGTTATTGGTGATGATGTCGATTCAGCTAAAGAAGCTGCTGAATCTTGCCCTGTAGAAGCAATCGAAGTGGAAGATTAATCAAAAAAATAGAGAGTTATAGTGATAAAGGAGTGTTCGATTAGAGCGCTCCTTTAAGCATTGTAGCTATTAGTAACTTACATATTTATTCTAGATAACTTGTGGTATGGCTTATAATTCTTTTTTGTTTTTCAATATCATGCTTGCAATTAATGATCATTTCATCTTTATTTGGTATGTCAGATATTTCTAAAAGTTTCAGTTTTTCTTCTAATGCTGTTAATTTTGTTTTTGCCTCTTGCAGTTTTCTGTCTTTTAAATTCATATTTAACACCTCATTAGTATTATAATAAAAAAAGCAATAAATGCTCAAGATTGTGTTGAATAAAAGTGTTTTGTACACTAAGATACTAAAGGAGGTTATATAGATATGTCAAAGAACAATACATTTTTTAGAAAAAATACAAATACTTTTTTTAAAGTTTAGTATTTAAATATAAATATCAACTGCTAAATTACTGCTAAAAATTAAATATAAATAAAAAAATGGCTCTAAAATGCTAGTTATAGAGGACGGTATATAACCGTATGGGTTAGTAAATTAAAGAAATTTAGGTATATCATAACTATATTGCAGCTATGTTATACCTTTTTTCTTTATTTCCTAAAAAATCATCAATTATGTAGTAGGTATAGCACAGCTATGTATTTGCTTAACTGCTAAATTCCTGCTAAAAATTTAATTATTGGTTTATAAAAATCCTAAGTTGCATACTTAGGATTTTTATGAATACACATTATTAACAACATTGTTTAGATTTTCGTTTTCCAAGGATGTATAAACATCCAGTGTAGTCTGATAACTTTCATGTCTTAATAGCCTTTGTGCAATTTTTACATCTACTTTATTTTCCCACAATCTTGTAGCAAAAGTATGCCTGAACATATGGCTGCTTATATGAACCCCTGTACGTTTGCTATATCGTTCTAAAAAGGTTTTTACAGTCTGTGGATCTAATAAGTTCATATCGTTGTCGGGAGCAACTAAATTGCTTTCATTTTCAGCAAACCATGCTTTTAAAATTGGAACAAGTAGTGAAGGCAATGGAACAATCGCACAGGATGCGGGAGTTTTTGTCTCTTTAATCTCAAGTTCTTTTGTTTCGTTGTTTTTAAATATATTTTTGGTAATCATTACTCTTTCATTTTCAAAATCTACATCATTTTTTTCAAGCGCTAGAGCTTCACTTAGTCTTAATCCCATATAATATCCAAGCATAAACACGATTTTATATGAGCGGTATCTGATAGACCTGTTTTTATCAACAACGATTAGAAGCTCTTTAAATTCATTTTCAGCAACTGTTTTTTTCTTAAACAAATCATTTTTGGCTTTGCCGGTTATTTTTAACCGCGCATATGGCAGACGGTCTATATAATTACGATTATAGGCAAATTTAAACACTCCGCTAAATACCTTCACTATATTTTCAACTGTACTTTTGGAAAGCTCCTTTCCTTTTTCTGCAACAAAATTCTGAATTATGGTGTAATCAAGAAGTGTAATATCAGCATCCTCAAACTGTGGTCGTATATGTTTATTATAATATGAACTGCGAATCTGTTTTGTAGTCACTGAAGTGTGGGGATCAGTTTCTATATATTCCTCCCAGACATCGCCAAACGTTTTTTTAATATTTATCAACGATCCATCAACTATTTTAGAATATATAAGTCTTTCATGATTTTGTGCATCTGTTTTTTTAACAAAGCCACTCTTTGAATAATGCTGAGGTCTTCCATATTTATCTTTATAATCGAAATAAACTCTATATGTAACTCCTTTTTTTGCTTTTTTTGATTTTACTTCTCTAATTGACATTTAAAACAACTCCTTTATTTGATATAATAGGAGCATAGTTATAACAGTGTGTAATTGGAATAATTCCGTTATAACTATACTGCAAGACTGCCTTTTGCTAGGCGGTCTTTTGATTTGTTTAATTAATAGTTACATTAGTAACTGTTGGATTAACATCAGGGTTGCCATCCCAGTTATATGTCACGATAAAATTACTTCTAATTTGTGCACCAAAACTATTTTCAGCATCCACCCATGATGATACAGTGTATACAGTACCATTTTTGTTAATCACCCATTCATCTGCTTCCATAATTTTGCCGGGAAATTCAGCAGTTGAGGGTGCTTTCAGATTTGCTTTTACGTCTTTTTCAGCTTGATATTTAAGTGTAGCTTTCTCTTCACTTGTAAGAATTCTATCTTTTACTTGCTGTATTGCTTGACCATCTTTATAGAATTCAATTGTACCACTCGAAAATCCAGTTACGTTAGCATCACTGGTTATAACAACATTAAATAAATAGTCTTCATATTCAATTGAAAACATGCTATTAGTATCATTGTTTTCAAATTTTTTAATATTCATGTCGTCTGTTTTCATACCTATAGCATCACACGCATTAAATAAACTGTTTATAATAGAAACGTCCACTTTATATTTTTTTGCCAGTTCTTCTTGTAAAGTTATTTTTGTATCTTTTGTTTTGCTTTGATTACTTGTTTTTTTATCTTTATCACCACCACCGGCAGCTAGTCCAATAATCATTAAAACAACAACTATTACAATACCTTTTTGCAGTTTCCCCTTTCCCCAGAAATTTTTTAATTTTTCAATCAGTTTTTTCATTTTCTTGTCTCCCTTCATAAAAACTGTTTGTGATATTATGTATCACAATAATATTATAATACATAATTTTACAATTTTTAACGATGAATAAGATATTGTTAAAATAAACATACTATGTTTATGAAATTAAAAATAAGAGAAGTCAGAAAAAAAAGAAACTTAACGCAGATCCAATTAGCAAAATTGACCGGGATAAGCAAATCATCTATTAGCCGTTATGAACGTGAAGAGCTCTGGCCGGATATGCTGGAAATGGAATGGATTGCTTTAGCAATGGATGTTAAAATTACAGATCTATTTGATTCAGAAGTCAAGTAAAATTCGTAAAAACGTAATAAAATTCCCATATATGGGAATTATGCTGTTTTCCCTTTTTTTATTGTGTTTTTAGACATATAATTAATTTATGGATAGCAAGGAGAGGGAGGAGTTATGACAGCAAAAATATTATTCTTAAGAAAAATATTTAAAATGTTGGAAGATATGGAATTATTGGAAATAAAAAAAGTGTATGCTGTTACAATGCAAATATATTCCAATCACTAACAAAAAGAGAGGACAAAGTAATTAATCTTTGTCCTCTCTTTTTTTGTTCTCTAAATTTTTTGCAAACGTTTGTAAAAAAGATTTTAAATATTTTCTCTCATCAGCACTGGCATTCAGATATGTTTCTATAAGTATACGATCAGTTTCATCAAGTTTGTAATCATCTACAATCATATCAATTGCCACATCTGGAAACTCAATAAACATTTCTCCAGTACCTTCGGTCAGCCAGAAATAGTCAACATTAAATTCACGGCAGATAGCTTTAGCATTTCTTTCGGTTAGAGGTGATAAATTAGATTCAATCCTACTTACAGATGCTTTTGTTAGACCGATCCGCTGTCCGAATTCTTCCTGACTCATCTTTAGCTTTTTTCTTAATTCCTTCATTCTATCGAATGATTTCATTATTTTTCCTCCTTTCGTAACAAGTATATATCAAAAAGTTAAAAAACGCAACAAAAACAATTGACAAAGTTACATTACGCAAATATAATAATGATGTAAGTTACATTAAGTAACAAATGTGGTTGATATTTGAAACCTGTATATCATTACCCCTCTCCCTATTAAAATGGTATACAGGTTTGAGGGATCAACTCAGGAAAGGAAGTGAAATAATGACGGTAAAAGAATATGAAGAAACACAAAAAGAAGTGATTGAAATCGCAATGCTTTTAACGGAGTTAAAGAAAAAAGACCCTCAAATTTCAGAGCGTCTTAAATGGATGATAGAAGGGATCAAATTAGCTACTTGTTCAAAAAAAGAAAATTAGAGAGGGGGGACATTAGATGATAAAACATCCGACAAGAGAAGTATTAGAAAGTGGTGGTATTGTTGATGGTGAGGCGTTTGAATTAATGTTAAAAAATGAATTACAAAGTGAAGTTATTAAGGAACTAAAAGAAATAAATCAGCACCTTATGGATATTAAGGTACTGATGGGGTATAAAGGTAAATTATATTGTGACTCTAATATTATTGATGATTAATAATCGATAATATCAAAATCATTTTCACTAACGAGTGCATATTTATTGTATGTATTTAGTACCAAATGTTGCTCACGTATTAGCTACTCTTCTGTTGAATTAATGATAGCTAATGCTTCGTTATAAATTGCTTTTAACACTAATATAAAGGAGGACAAAATGGATTTTAAAAAACAACTAACATTAATAGTTGAAACTGATGATGATACTATTTTGGATGATTTAAACAAATTAGCAAATCTATGTGAGGAAGTAAGGAATACCTGTTTTACAATCAAAAGAAAAATTAATTGTAAGGCAACTGATGAAAAGAAAAAAGACTATTCAGAAGAATAGTCAGCAAATTATTTCAGCTCTTCAATGATATGTTTTCTGAATTCATCTAATGTGTATCTGAATTGATCAGCTAGATTATGGAGATCATCATATGTAGCAGGAGTGTTATCTTCTTTTGGAAATCTACAATCAATTTCTTTTACGAACACATCTAATGATTTTTCTAACTTATTATTAAGCTGTTGGATAGACATAATATTTTCACCTCGCTTTCATTTGATTATCGACATTGCAGTGCCGATAACTAAATTATAGCAAAGGTTAAAAATAAATCAAAAAGTACATGGAGGACTAATTATATGATAAAAAAACAAAAGAATTTGATTGATCAGGATGAATTCACCATCATTTATAGTAAATCGGGTTGGTATGGTTTTTCAATAACAGTAAAGAAAGATGAAATTATTGAAACCAATCATAAAGACAACTTCAAAATTATTAGATATTGTGATGATAAATTTCCTAACACTTATGATGAGTGTGTTGAACGTAAAGTGAATCAGGAAAAGAGAAAAACAAAAAAGATTATTGAATTTAAACTTCATGATGATAGATGGTTTATTGATTCAGAAGATATTTTAGAATATGAGGTCATTAGTGTTAAGACACCAAAGGAAATATTTAAAGAAAAGGGTAACTATAAACTTATAGAAACAGAAGCTGAATTTGATGATTACATGAAATCTAATCTTTCATGCAATGACTGGTGTCAAATAAAACTGGCTAAAACAATGCTTAGCCTAAATCTTGGAAATGGGTTTATAAACGGTTTTGATGATTTGATTGGAGCAAATTTAAGCAGATACAGACTAATGATTGCACTGGCTAAAGAATGCGATAATCGTGATTTACTGATGTATATGCTGATAAAGAAATTAGGTAATTGATATGATCTGGATAATCTTATTTTTACTGCTCTGTGTATTTATTGAATTTATATGTATATATGTTTTAACACATAAAAAATAGTCTAAGGAGGATTTTATGAATAATTTACAAATTATTGAACATGAAGGAATAAAAGTTTTAACAACCAAACAGTTAGCAGACGCATATGAAACTACTGAAAATAGTATTATACAAAATTTCAAAAGAAATAAAAGTAGATTTGAAATTGGAAAAGATTACTACTGCTTAAAGGGGAATGAACTTAAGGAGTTTAAGAACTTAATGACTGATAGTCACTTAGTTAATTCAAGAGCACCACAATTAATTTTATGGACCGAGCGCGGAGCAAATCGTCATAGTAAGATTTTGGATACTGATCAAGCGTGGAAGCAGTTTGATGTATTAGAAGAAACATATTTCAAAGTAAAAAGCATGTCAGCAATGCAAATGTTAAAACTTCAAAACGCTGCACTAATGGAAGTGGATGAAAAGGTTGAACACATCGACTGTCGCGTAACTAATCTAGAAAACACAACTACTGTAGACAGCAGAAAGCAGTACACACTAAGAAAAATTGCAAGTGCGACAGCAGTTAGAGTTTTAGGCGGTAAGGATAGTCAGGCATATTTAGAACTTCATCATAAGGTATTTTGTCAACTTTGGAGAGATTATAAGGATTATTTCAAGATTCCAAGCTATAGGGATACTCTAAAGATAGATTTCGAAAAGGCAAAAGAGTATTTGCAGGGATGGAGACCTGATCATAATCTACAAATTGAAATTTCAAGCGTGAATGAGGGGGCATAGTATGGATTGTATATTAGTTAGTATAACAATAAGTGTGACCATTTCTTATTTGATAACACATTTGTTATTGGTAAGGCATTTATTGGATATTGAAGATAAATTTCGCAAAACGTGTGATTTTACAATTAATGAGATTAATAAATTAAAAAAAAGGGTGATATAAATGAGACCTACAGCAATGCTTACATTCGAGCAGGTTAAGACAGATTTAGGAATTTCTACTAAACAGCTAAACATTTTTATTGATTTAGGCTTACTTAATCCGATTTTTTTAGGAAAAGGTTGGAAATTTAGCCAAGAAGAAATCCTAGATTTTCAAAGGGAATATCGTGGCGAACGCATGAGTAATTATGTTGAAACAGTAACAGCACATGAAAAACACATGAAAAAAGCTGCTATGTCCAGTAGCAGCTAATCAATGAAACCACGTTAATTATAGACTATAAAAAGGAGTGTGTCAAAGAATATTGAAAATGGAAAAGTACATTAACAGGCTTAATGCCAGAGGCTTTTATACAATCGTTTTAATTATTATTTTGGTAGGTTTCATAGTTGCGGGAGCTTCTGGTATCATTCTCGATTTTATCGTCGGGATAATAAAAAATATATAGGTTTTTAACAGTGTTTTTAGGGTACTGTTTTTATTTGCACCATTTTTAGGAAAAAGTAGGGATTTTATGTCAATTTTTGATGAAAAATACAAAAAAATACTTAATGAGCTTATTGAAAACAATTGCATTGAATTAGATCACGGAATCTATATTATTCACCATTACGATTCTATCGAATATCTTTCTGAACAGCTTCATAAAGAGAGAAAAGCCAATGAAGAGTATCATGAATATTTTAAAGTCAATGTAACTCCAATGGATATTATTGAGCTTATAAACGCTTATCGTGAATCTATTGCATTATCGACTTCAATGGTTGATGAAATTATTAAAGAGAACAAAGAGCTTAAGCAGCAACTTAAGTATAAGCATGGATTAAACGGATGCTTGATGCATGTTATCGAGGTTGGAGGAGTGAAAGAAGATTAAATGGAACAGATAGATATTTTTGAACTTATAATGCCCAGTTATAAGATTAATAAACCTATACGACTTATAGAATTATTTGCCGGCATAGGTTCTCAAATTAAATCATTTAAAAAACTGCAGAAAAAATATGGATTTGAGCTTGAATCATATAAAGTTATTGAATTTGATAAATATGCTATAGCGAGTTATAACGCCATAAACGGTACAGATTTTAAACCAATGGATATAACCAAGATTACTGCAGATGATTTAAATATTTTTAATACTAATGTATATGAATACATCCTTACATACTCATTTCCTTGTCAGGATTTAAGTCTTGCCGGAAAGCAAAGGGGAATGAAAAAAGGTAGCAAAACAAGGTCGGGGCTGCTTTGGGAAGTTGAAAGACTGCTTAATGAATGCAGTGAACTTCCGCAAATACTGTTAATGGAGAATGTACCACAGGTTATATCTTCCAATAACATGGATGATTTTAGGCAATGGCAGCTCAAACTTGAAAAACTCGGATATACAAATTACGTTTCTTTGCTTAATGCTAAAGATTATGGCGTTCCTCAAAATAGAAACAGGTGTTTTATGATCTCGTTTTTAGGTCAATACAGTTATAAATTCCCAAAGCCTTTTAAATTAAAAACAAGGCTAAAAGATATGCTGGAAGATGAAGTTGATGAAAAATATTATCTTAGTGATGAACTAACTGAAAAGATAAGACATAGACTTGGTGATAAAGAATATAATCTACTCGGTGGAATGCATAAAAATCAAAGTTTTAAAGATGATGGGATTTCAACAACATTAACAAGTTCAATGATTAATGAACCAGTAAGAAAATACGGAATCTTCGATGATGAAAAAGGAATACATCAGGCTGGTAGCGTATGGGATCAAGATGGACTAGCGCCAACTTTAGACACGATGCAAGGCAGATATAGACAACCATGCATTGAAATAAGAGAAAAAACCAAACGAGGTTATAAAGAAGCCTATGAAGGTGATGGGGTGTACTTAAATAGACCACATCAGAAACGTGGAGTTGTTCAAAATGGGATGATTCAGACGTTAAAAACATCATGCAGTGATGTCGGAGTGGTAGTTAGTGATAAACCAATTTGTGTTGGTCAAGTATCAACAGGAAATTCACAAGCTGGTAAGGTATATAGTCCTGATGGAGTTGGTCAAACATTGTGTGCTGGAACTCATGGTTATGCTATGGGGAATATAGAGCATAATTTAAGAATACGTAAATTAACACCATTAGAATGCTTTAGATTAATGGGATTTGATGATGAAGATTTTTATAAGGCCGAAAAAGTGAACAGCAATACACAGTTATATAAGCAGGCTGGTAATTCTATTGTCGTAAATGTACTTGAACATATATTTAATGAACTGTTTTAGAAATGGGGTGATTAGATGAAATTAGATAAAGCAAAAGAAATACAGTATATAACAGAAAATATTGACAATATAAACAATCGTA